AACAAGCGACGGAGCAAGGCGCTGCATCTGCTGTCGGTGCGCCAGGTGGTGGCCGAGCAGGGCGCGGTGCAGGACATCGACAAAGCACGCCAGGAGGTGGCCAAGCCTGACGGCTACGTTGAGGTGATGCCGGGGCTGAAGTTCGAGATCGAGCAGACCGCGGACCTGGCCGCCGGACAGTTCCAGCTGCTCCAGCACGCCACCGCCGAGATGCAGCTGTCGGGGCCGAACGCGGCGATGTCCGGCACCGATCCGCGGGAACTGTCCGGGCGGGCGATATTAGCGCAGCAGGCAGGAGGGGCGGCGCAGAACGAACCGCTTGCCGACAGCCTCCGCTACTGGTCACGGCGCGTCTACGAGAGCTGCTGGATGGCGGCGCGCGAGTATTGGACCGGCGGCAAGTGGGTGCGCGTGACCGACGACCTCAACGAAACGCGCTGGGTGGGCATCAACCGCCCGGTGCGGCTGATGGACAAGCTGGCCGACATGCCGGAACGGCAGCGCGCCCCGCTGATGCAGCGCCTGCAACTCGTGCCGAATGATCCGCGGCTGCAACAGGTTATCGACATCGAGAACGATATCACCGACCTCGACGTGGATATCACGATCTCTGAGGGTATCGACATTCCGTCACTACAGGCCGAGCAGTTCCAGACGCTGGTGCAGTTGGCTGGCATGCAGCCTGGATTGATCCCGGGCGACGTGCTGATCGCGGCCTCGGGGTTGAAGGACAAGGACATGCTGCTCGAGCGCATGAAGGAGCACCAGCAGCAACAGCAGCAGGCGCAGCAGAAGGCCGGACAGATGGCCGAGGCGCACGCCACCGCCGACATCCAGGGCAAGCAGGCCAAGGCCGCCGCCGACTTCGCGCTGGCCCAGGAGCGCAAGGTGAACGCTGCGGCAGGGGTTCATGCCGTCCACGGCGAGTTCAGCGCGCCACCCTATGGGCAGCCGAACGTGGCGCCTGACAACCCGCCTGGCGCGTCGCAGGCGATGCAGCAGCCCGATCCCGAGCAGATGACGCCCGACATCGCGCTGGCAAGCCATCTAGCAGACCTGGAGAAGAAGCACGCCGACATCAGCAAGACACGCGCCGATACGCTGCTGACGGCGGCGAAAATCCCGCAGACCGCGCAGCAGACGCTGCACACCGCGCATCAGACGCACCAAACGGCAGTCACGACCAATCGCTTGCTGCGCACGCCCATTCCGCAGCCTGCACCGCAGGGAGGTGCGCCATGACCATCGGCTTCATTTTCTGGTTGATAATGCTACTGGCCATTGTCTTCCATATCGGCGGCTACTGGGGGCCATACGCTAACAATCCAGGCTATGTCCGCTTTAATGGTCTGTGGTTGTTCGTGCTCTTGTTTCTTCTCGGATGGGCAACATTTGGGTTCATGATCCAGGGGCCTGGCGTCCGGTGAACGACGGCGTGTTCCTGATGGGGATGGCGGCGGGTTTCGCGCTCGGCAGCGGCTACTGGCTGCTGATGTTTGCGTGGTGGGAGCGGGGGCGGCGATGAACCTGCTCATCGTCATCGTCGTGTTGCTCATCCTCTTTGGCGGGTTCGGGGGCGGGTATTACGGCTATCGGGGTGGCTACTACGGCCCGCAGGCGTTCGGCGGCATCGGGCTGATACTACTGGTCGTGCTGCTGCTCATCCTGTTCGGCGGCGGCCGGTTCTGGTAGCTGCGCCACGCGCCGACATCGATACGTGACGACGTAACGACGTAACGACGCCTACACATCAACACACAAGGAGCATTTCGACATGGCAGAGCCATTTCTTGCGCTGATTACGCCATTGACCGGGCAACCGCCGGGGATCTGGGGAGGAGCGCCACCCTACGTAGACATCGGTGGGCCTGGGTCGCAGCCGGGGCCAAGCCATCCGATCGCGTTGCCACCTGGGTCGATCAGCGGCACCCCGGAGCATCCGATCTACACGCCGCCGGCAGCGCCAGGGGTGCCGAGCCACCCAATCGTGCTGCCGCCCAACAGTGTTGGCGGGACGCCAGAGCACCCGATCTACTATCCGCCGACGGTCTGGCCGCCTGGAGGGCATCCGAGCCATCCGATAGCGCCTGGTGGCTCTCCACCGGGGATCTGGGGTGGGGCGCCGCCGTATCCCGACAACGGGCTGCCGGTGCCGCCCAATGTCTGGCCGCCACAGCCGATCGCGCCTCTGCCGCCTGACCTCGCCAGCCAGGTCGTCGTGGCTGTCCACAAGCCTGGGCAGGACTGGGTGGTGAAGACGTATCCGGTAGGGCCGGACAATACGCTGCCGGGGCAGCCCCCGCGTGTGGACAATACGCTGCCGCCGAGCGCGCAACCGAGGCGCTGATCGTGCTGGTGGGCGTGGTGTCACAGCCACGTCCCACCACCAACAACAAAACACAGGGGCTACACGTCATGAAACACGCACTGCTCGGCGCCGCTGCCATTGTGGCTGGCGCCATGTTCTTCACCGTGCCAGCCTATGCCACGCTGATCACCTCGCTGGCGCAGGAGAGTGGCAGCAACACCGTCGTGGCGACCGACAACGGCACCACGACCAACATCAACATTGCTGCCGGCACGCTGGTCACTCTGGGTGGCGGCATCTTCAACGTCGCGGGCGCCAGTTTTGAACTCGCCGCCACCTCGATCGACGCCGCGGTGCTGTTCGCCGGCCAGGTCATCCAGCACTTTTCGGGGTCATTCTGCGTCTCGTCCGTTGCAGGCTGCGGCGGCAACTTCCTGTCCGGCACGTTCACCGATGCGGCGTTCGGTGCCAATGGCGGGCCTGGTCTGACGGTTCAGGTCAGCAACCCGCCCGAGAGCCTCGTGCTGACCTCCAACATCATTCCGGCGAGCGAGTTGATCCCGCCAAGCTCGTTCAACCTGACGTTCGTCAACCTGTCGAACCCGCTGGCCATCGACGGCGCAACCATCGGTGCGTTCGATGCGTCGTTTACCGGCGACGTGTCGGCCAGCGCCATCCCCGAGCCGGCCTCGCTGGCGCTGCTGGGCGTCGGGCTGTTGGGGCTTGGGCTGGTGCGGCCGCGGCGTGCGTGACTGAGCAGGAGCGCGCCAACGGGCTGCTGGCGTCGATCTCGGAGCGGCTGATCCGGGTGCTGCCGCCAGCATTCCTGATGCTGATCGTGCTCAACATTGTGTTCCTGGGGGTGTTCTGGTGGGTGTTCGACCACAACGTCGCGGCGCGCACCGAGCTGCTAAACCGGATCGTGGAGAAGTGCCTGCTGCGGCCATAGCCGCCTCCTGCTCCCGGTGAACTTTATCGAGCAATTCTGCCAGCGTCGGTATCACCTTCGGCGGGCAGGTGATTGAGGCGGGCACCGGGATGCGGCCCGTGGTCAGCCGGCACCGTTGGCACTGATACCCCTGATCACCGTTCGGCGCTGTGATCGCCAGCCAGTCGTGGTCCATGCCGCCTCCTACCGACCAAAAAAAGTAGCCCCGTCCTCACAGGGAGAGCGGGGCGTCGGAAGTTCGTCGTACCGAATCGCATTCCCACCCTAGCGCGCGGAGTGCTGCGATGGCCAGCATGAAACACGTCGTCAGCGTGCCCTGGACCGACGCGGAGCGCGAGCTGCTGCGCCAGATGTGGGCCAACGGCATGGGCGTCACGCTGCTGGGGCGCATGCTGGGGCGCTCCAAGTACTCGGTGGCCAAGCAGGTCAGGGCGCAGCGCCTGGGGCGTCGTGGCGGCACTGCAACGCCGCCAGACCCGTTGCCGCCACCGCAGCCGCGCCCGCAGCCGTTGCGGCCCGGCGCGCACACCCTGCCGCCGCTGCCCAGCGAACTCTAGGAGACACCCATGCCAGCAACAGCCACCGGCCGCGGCGCCCAGGTCGTGCTCGACCCGCTGTCCGATACCGCCAAGGCCGCGCGCGGTGCCTACGCCACGACGTTCGTCGGCAACGCCGCCAAGGTCGCCGCCGACGTGCTCGCAGGCATCGTGGCCGATGGCAGCCGTTCGGACGGCACCACCACGACCGGCGGCGTCGCAGCGGACGTCGATGTCAACCCGTCGGCCGCCGCCGAGGTGACCGGCTCGATCGCGTTCGGCACCACCGCCGGCCCCACCATCACCGCCGGCACCGGCGTCGCCAGCGGCACGCAGCCGTCCGGCAGCATCTTCATCCGCACCGACGGCGCAGCGGGGGCGCGCATCTACGTGAGCCAGGGCGCCGGCTCCTGGATCGCCATCGCGACAGTCTGACGGCCAAGAACCTACCCTCCCACGGGTGAGGCCGAAGGGCGGCGCTCCGCGTTCGCCAGACGAACCGGGCGCGGAGTCGATCGCCACCAACACACATCCCTGAGGACCACCATGGCGAACGAACAGCTCGAGAGCTTCCTCGCGTCCGAAAGCGCGCCTGCGCCCGCCCCGGAACCGGCCACGCCAGCGGCGCCGGAGGCACCGCCAGCGGCGTCGTCGCCGAAGCCTGAGGCAAAGCCCGATCCGGGCGCCAAGGCCGCCGCAGCCAAGCCGGAGCCGGAGGACGACGGCGAACCACCGGAACCACTCGAGGGCGAGCCGGTCATCCCGCGCCGCGCCTACGAGGACGAGCGCCGGAAGCGACAGGACTGGAAAGCCCGTGCGGTCGAAGCCGAGACTAAGCACAAGGAACTCGTGCGCCAGCTGGAGGACGCCCAGCGTCGCGCCGCAGCCCCGCCACCACAGCCGCAGGCGCCTCCACAACCACCGCCGGACCCAGCGGTGGATCCAAGGGGCTTCGCCCAGCACCTTGTGCAGCAGCAGCAGGCGGCATTGCTCAACGAGCGGCTCAACAACTCCGAGATGCTATTGAGGGAGAAGATCGGCGACGAGAAATTGAGCGAATACGTCAATGAGTTCCGCTCGATGGCCGAGGCCGATCCGACACTGTTCGGCAAGCTTTACTCGCAGCCGCATCCCTACAACTGGCTGACCCGCGAGGTCGACCGGCTGCGCCTGGTGCGCGATGTCGGCGACGATCCGGCGGCGTTCAGATCGAAGATCGAGGCCGAGGCCCGTGCCAAATGGGAGGCCGAGGCCAAGGCCGCGCCACCGCCGGTCTCGCCAGCCGCCGGGCTGCAACCCTCGCTCGCCACCGCCCGCAGCGTCGCAGGACGCACTGCCGGCGCCTGGACGGGAGAGCCGTCCCTCGAGGACGTGCTGGCCCCCGTGCAGAACCGCCGCCGCCCCAACGGCCAAGGCGGCTCCGTGCGCTACTAGCGCCGGTAGTCCACGCCCAGCTTGTCCGCGATGGCAAATACGACCTCGGACAGCTGGTCAATACGGCTGTCGATACGTGCCTCAAGATGGGCCATGCGGCCCCCCAGAGTTTCCTCCAGGCCGTTCATGCGGTCGGTCATGATGGATCGGGTCGTCTTGTTCTCATCGCGCAGCGTGCGAACGTCAGCCTGCAATCGCCGCATCATCTCGCCCAGTAGCTCCAAGCGGATCGGGTTGGATGTGTCGCTCATGGGGGTGTCCTACTCGGTGCGCGCGAAGGCGCCGTGGAGACGGCGAGCGGCTTCGACGTAAGCGGCGTGGGCCTCTTCTTCAGTGTCAAACTGCCCAAAATTGTGGTTTCGCTTCTCCAGCATGATCTGAACGTACCATTTGCCAGTCGCGCGATTTAAGTGCGTGCCTTTGAGTCGGCCCTTTCGGGTGGTTAGTCGGTTCCGGTTGTTCTCGCCTCTCGTGGCGGGTCGCAGGTTGGTCCAGACGTTGTTGGCGGGGTTCCCGTCGATGTGGTCAACAAGATCAGCGGGCCAGTCTCCGGTCATGTAGAGCCAGATGAGCCGATGGGCTTGGTACAACCGATCGCAGAGCCGGATGGAGATGTAGCCGTATTGGCCGTCTGAGCATCCGGCAGGTCTCCCGGCGAACCGCTTGTTCACCCTTGGCAGCACATCGTCTCGATGTCGCCAGAGCAGAGCGCCGGTCTCTGGGTCGTACAGGAACACACGCCTCACGTAAGAGGCATCAATAGTGGTGGCGTCGATGGGTTTCCATTTCATCTGGCCACCGTATCAGATAGCAGGCCCCATATGAACCTAAAATGGGCTTGCTCGCCTGCCGCCGGGGTTTGATCGGGCGCAAGGGCCGCCGCCGGGCATTTTCGGGCGCGATGAACCGATCAATCAACCCTAGCACAAGGAGTACGTGTCATCGCCGACATGAACGTCACTGCCGCCAGACCTGGGTTAACTCCCATACAATGGCAATCCGACTTCTGGGTTAACTGACTTGGCCCCTTCGCCCAGCGATGGGCGTCGAAGAACCTGGTGAACTCAGGAAACATCTCCCAGAGACGATCCTGAACCAAGCCTGTGCCAGCACAGGACGGCGCAACGACCATCCGAGCGATCGGAGTAGAGCCAAGCGGCTCGAAGCGCCAGGTGCCCCTCGTGGGCAATGATATGGTCTCCTCTTCATGGCGACATGAAGCAGTCCGTAAGTAACGGGCGGTCTAGGACTAGCGCCCCTAGGCGAAGATACAGACGAGTACTTGCGCGAAAACCAGTTCACGCCCTACTTTGGCACCACAATGGACGCGATGATCCAGTTACAGACGGATCTTACGCGGAAACCCGGCGATACTGTCGTGTTCCCAACCGTCCGCAACCTGGTCGGGGCCGGGGTCACCGGCAACACCGTCCTCGAGGGGAACGAGGAAATCCTCAACGCCCGATCGCTGAACGTCACCGTGGGCGTCATCCGCCATGCCGTCGCGGTGTCGGAATGGGACGAACAAAAGAGCGTCATCGACCTGCTGCAGGCCGGGCGCAGCGTGCTGAAGAACTGGGCAGCCAATAAGCTGCGCAACGACATCATCTCCTCGCTCGGTGCCATCACCGCGGACGGCAACGTGCAGCTCACCTACGCCGCCGCCTCGGCAGCCCAGCGCAATACCTGGCTCACCAACAATGCCGACCGGGTGCTGTTCGGCATCTCCAAGGCGAACGCGGTGTCCAACGTCTACGCCACCGCGCTGGCGACGGTCGACAACACCGCCGACAAGATGACCGCGGCGCAACTCACGCTCGCCAAGCGCATCGCGCGCACCGCCACACCGAAGATCCGGCCGATCAGGATCAACAACGACGAGGAATGGTATGTGGTGTTCATACCGTCCATGGTGTGGCGCGACCTGATGCTCGATCCGGTCATCATCAACGCGCTGCAATATGCCTGGAACCGCGGCTCGGATAACCCGCTGTTCACCGCCGGCGACGTGCTTTACGACGGCATGATCCTGCGCGAGATACCGGAACTGCCGATCCTGCACACCGGGGACACCGGCGGCTCGACGATCGACTGCGGCGCGTCCTACCTGTGCGGCGCACAGGCCATCGGCATCGCCTGGGCACAGAGGACGAAAGTCATCAGCAACACGCGTGACTACGGGTCAACCATCCATTAGGCCCCTTCGCTCAGTAATGAGCGTCGATAACCGGGTGAACTCAGGGGAAGCTCTCCAGGCAATCCTGAGCCAAGCTGCCGAGAGGCAGAAGGTGCAACGATCATCTCGCAAGAGAGTAGGACCAAGCGGTCCGAAGCGCCCGGCACCCTACCAAGGGTGATGATATGATCTGACCTGTCAGGCGACTGGCAGCAGCCTCGAAAGAGGCGGTAATGGGACTTGCAAACCATTACGAACAAGAATAGTGTCTTTTCTGGAGTCGGGGTAGAAGAAATTAGAGGGGTTCAGAAGCTAAGGTTTGGCGTCGACCCGACCGTTGATACAACGAAACCAGTTGACAATGGTAGTATGGTGATCTGGAGCGCGGCTGTAGCAGACGCGTAACCAGGAACTGAGGCGAGGCCAGGGGATGCTGTCAACATCCCTTGGCCTCTAACCACCGACATGAGGAAAGCATATCGATGGCTAAGCCATATGTGCCCTACACAGGGCCAGTCGTCACCCGCGAGAAAGCCGCCGCACAGGGCCTTCCGCGGTTTTTCACCGGCAAGCCATGCAAACATGGTCACTTGAGCCAGCGTGGAACGCGTAACGGTGGCTGTATCCAATGCAACGCTGAGTCGATACGGGCGCTCTACTACGCAGAGACGCCAGAGCAGCGGAAGCTTCGCCAAGCCAAGGGTAAGCTTTGGAAAGACGCTCATCGCGATCAAGTGCGTGAAGCCGGGCGTATCTACAGCAGGTCACGTCAGGAACAGAGCAAGGCGTGGAAAGCTGTAAACCATGAGAAGGTGCTGGCAGGCTCTCGTGATTACTATCGACGTAATCGCGATGCCATTCTAGCTAAGGCAGCCGAGAGGTATGCCGCCGATCCGATGGCGTTCCAGGCATACTATGAGGCCAATGCTGAGAGAATAAAGGCTCGCGTCAACGCCTATCGCCTCGCCAGGCCGGATGAGACGAGGGCCGCCAAGGAAGCCTGGTACACTGCCAACAAGGCAGTTGTGATGGAGAGGGTGCGCGAGTGGAACGCAGCCAATCCGGAAGCAACCAGATCCAGAGGCAGGAACTACCGGGCGCGGTTCAAGGGCGCGGAAGGTTCGCATACCGGCGACGACATCAAAGACCTGTTCATCAAGCAACAAGGACGTTGCGTCTACTGCAACGTCAAACTCGGCACCGGCTATCACGTCGATCACATCACTGCCCTGTCAAAGGGCGGCTCCAACTGGCCGAGCAACCTGCAACTAACGTGTGCCGACTGCAACAACCGCAAGCGCGCAACTGACCCGATCGAGTTTGCGCGTCGCAACGGCAAGCTTCTCTAGCCTTCAACCAAGGAGACATCCCATGCGTGAACCACCGCCCGTATCGGCGTCCGTCACAGCCGCGGCCGCGACGTTCGAGGCCACGCCACCCACGCCGGAGGACATCGCCGGCACCGTTGGTGCCCAGGTCGTGCTGGCGCCCGACAGCGCCGCTGCCGCGGGCGCCCGCGGCGTCTACAACGACATCCACGACAACACGCTGCTGCGCGATGCGGGATACGCTGAGATGGGCCTCGACCCGCACGACCCAAGCGGCGAGCTGACCGACCCCGAGGCGCCGCCGGCCCCAGCGGAAGGGGGTGCGCCGGCGAACGTCGACGTCCCTTTCTCAGCCAGTCCGGCAGCCAGTTGAACTGCACCATGGGCAACTGGACCGGCGAGCCGACCAGCTACACCTACCAGTGGCAGATGGCGGGCACCGACATTCCCGGTGATGGCGCCACGCTGCCGGTGACGGCGGCCGATGTCGGTAACTCTGTTACCTGCACGGTCACCGCGAGCAATGCCGCCGGCTCGACCACAGCGCCGCCGTCGAATGCCGTGGTGGTGGCATAGGCCATGACAACCTCGATCGGGACGATTGCGCAGAAGGCTCTCCGGCGTCTTGGCGTGCGGGTCGTCCCGCTCGACGATTCTCCCACGCTCACCGAGACGGTGCCCGTCGCTACGATCGCCACTATGGCACTCGTGGAACTCGGCGTCATCGCCTCGGACGAAACGCCGATCCCGAGCGACCAGGCGCTGATGCTCGACAAGGTGGCATCGGTGCATGCCGCGCTCGATGCGCAGGGCGTGGTGTTCTGGACCGGCGACGCCATCCCGCGTGCGTTCACGGAAGAATACGTGAAGCTCACGGCGGCGTTCGCAGGCAGCAGCTTCGGCAAAGCGATTGATCCGGCGATGGTGGCGCTGCTCGAGGGCCGCGTGCGCAAGGGCGTCATGGTGCTGAGCGCGGACGACCAGGCGCAGCAGGCCGTGCAGTCGGTACACGACGATCTCGTCATGCGCGGCATCGCTCGGTGGACCAGCCTCGATATTCCGAACGCTTTGAGTGACCCGTACGCCACGCTGGCCGCCGATGCGCTGGCGCCGCTGTTCGGTGGCGATACCGACCCGAACGACACCCGCGACGCCATGGTGGCGATCTACCGCTACGTGGCGCTGCCATCGTCCGGCGAGGCCGTGCCGACGGTGTATTTCTGATCCTGCGGGAGCGTGCACATGGCATACCGCTTATCGTATAGCGACTACGCCCCGCCAGCAGCGCCGCCAGCGCCGCCCGTGGTGCCGCCCACCCCCGAGAGCATTCCCGGCGGCCCGGGCTTCGGTGGCTTTCCGCAGCCGCCTGACGTGCCGTGCGACCCGACCGGCGACGGCTGGCGCGGACCTCCCGGGCCGCCTGGCCCGCCGATGGGGGCGCTGACGCAGGACACCCCGCCAGCCAACCCGGTGGCCGGGCAGCTGTGGTTCGATACCTCCAACCCGCAGCTCTACCTCTGGTATGTCGATCCGACGAGTTCCCAGTGGGTGATCGCCACCGCGTATGCCGGCGGCCTGACATCGGACGCACCGAGCGATGGGCAGGTCTACGGGCGGCAGAACGGGGTGTGGACCAACATAGCGGCTGGGGGGCCGTATCTGCCGCTCAGTGGCGGCACGGTGTCGGGACCGACCACGTTCGGTGGGCCAGTGACGATCTCATCTGGCACAGTGGCCCCTGCAACCCTGACGCCGTTTCCTAAGACACCGCGCATTTATCGCTCGGGGATTATTCCAGCAAAACATCTCCCCCAGGCACGCGCAGGATTTGCCAATGCCGCGAATACCGCCGGAGGCGCCAGGCTGACGTTCATCGTCGCCGGCGACAGCACCGGAACGCAGGCGGCCAACAATGCCCTGGCTCCAGAGGATAATATTTTCGGCCGGATCAAGTCGTATGTGCGTCGTGCCAATCCAGGCATTTCATTTGATCTGATCGACCGTAGTGTCCCGGGGGCAACGTGGGGCGCTCTTGCCAGCAGGCCAACCGCGAACTGGCCTGCCTGGTATACCGATCATGCACAGAACTGGATCAGTTACTACGTCGCGCCGAATGCCGTCATCGGCAACGTGGCGCCCGACGTTGTGTTTATTCCCATCGGCACCAACGATGGGCCAGCAGACAGTGCTTCTACCGGCGTGCCTTATCTGGCTTCGGTATTCGGCTTCTTTGCCAATGCGGCGATGTTCCCGGTGACGCCGGATGTCGTGCTGGTGACCAACAAGGGCGCAGGCCCGGCGCAAGGAGGCGACCGGATAGGGTTCCAGCAGGTCGCCGGGCTGATGCGCTGCATCCACTATGCAGGCACGTCCGTGCTGGGCGTGACCGGGCGCACACCTGGACTGATCGACCTCGGGCGCTATGATACCATGTCGCGCTGGGGCTACGATCCGTGCGTTCAGCATCTCGTCCCGACGCTCACCAATATCACCGGCATCTCGACATTCCCTTATACATTGCCGCAGTGCGACGGCGACTTCGATCTTAGTGTGGTGTGGCCTGCACAGGGGTCCACCTGGTGCATTGGAGGACAACTCATCGAGTTCGATGTGTCGGGGACGATCGCCACCGGCAGCTGGACCTCGCAGGTGCGCATCGGTCGCAACAGCACGCTGTTCTCCGCGCAATACCTGGGCAACGCCAACCCGCTGAACCTGACCCCGCCGAATGTGCCGATCGGGACAGGCGACGTGACAATCCGCATCACCTGTCGCCAGGAACAACTGCGGGTGACCGCGAACGGCACGGTGCTGTTTGAAGGCGCCGTGCTGCGCCCCGGCGGTAAATTCACACCCGTCGTCAAGTTCAACATCGGCCCGTCATTCGGGCCAATGTCAGTGCTGTCGTACTCGGCCGGCGCCTGTCTCCGGATCGAGCAGTCCATCACCGACCCGCAGACCTGGGGCGATGGGTCAGGCACTGACGGCAACGGCGTCAACCATGCTTCGTCATGGGGCATCGCCGAGATGGAAACCCTGCTGCTGGAAAGCTCAGAGTTCAATCTCACGGCGGATGGGGCTGGCGGTGGTGGTGGCTCGTATCTGCCATTGGCCGGCGGCACGGTGACCGGCGCCACCACGTTCTCCGCAGCAGGCAATGCGCTGACGGTCACCAACACCATAGCGACCGGGACGCTGACCACGAGCGGCGCTACCGGCTTGGGTATCGGCAACAGTGCCACGACGACCGGCGCGGTGCTTACCATCAACGGTGCGGCAGGCAACACACGGCGCATCGAACTGTATACCGCCAATGCACTGCGCTGGCGGTTCGGTGCGACGAGTGGTGCGGAAGGCGGTGCCAACGCCGGCAGCGACTTCTTTATGAATGCCTACGACGATGCAGGCTCCACCAATCTTGGCACTGCCATCAACGTCAATCGCGCGACGCAGTTGACGACCCTGACATCCCTGGCAGTAACGGGCGCTGCGACGCATACCGGCGCCAGCACGCTCACCGGCGCAACCTCGTTCGGCAACGGCGTGACGTTTGGCACACAGGTAGGCGCCAACAGCGCCGACATGGCGAAGCACATCCAGTTGAGCACGACCGGCGTGGGGTTCAACACGACGGCCAGCCGGTTAAACTACATTGCGCCTGCGGCTTATTCGCACGTTTTCACAATCGCCGGCACAGACGTTGCGACGGTGAACAATACGGGTCTGGGCATCAACACCGGCTTCGGTCTTAACCTCGGGTCGCAGGTAGCGGCATCGAATACCGACCTCAGTAAGCACATTCGCATATACGGCACCAACTACGGGTTCGGGCTGACCGGGGCGCGTCTGAACTATGTCGTCCCGACCGGATCGGCGCACGTATTCCTCGTTAATGGGGTTGATAGTCTGACGGTCGGGGGGAATACCATCGGGTTCCAGGGCAGCGCGCCGATTGCCAGGCCGACGATTTCAGGCGCGTGCGCCGGGAATACTGCGATCAAGGCATTACTGACGGCGCTGGTGAGTTACGGCCTGATCACCGACAGCACGACGGCATAGGGAGGACGCCTACCGTGGCTTTTGACTTCCCCACCACTCCCGCCACCGGCACCATCGTCACCGTGCCGGACGGCTCCTATCGCGTCTGGGACAGCACGAAGTGGCGTGCCGCACCGAGCGGCAGCGTGATCTATCCGCTGGGGTCGTATCTGCCGCTGGCCGGCGGCCAGGTCTGCGGCCCGATCCAACTGGTGGACAGCCCAGCGCCAGGTGGTGCGTTCCAGTCGATACGCACTGTCCAGTTCACCACGCCCAGCACCAATCAGGCCAACCAGCCGTTCGAGCTGATCCATACGTTCACCGGCACCAATCTCGATCCGCCAACAGCAGGCTCGGCCGTTGGCGCCACTATCGCCACGCTTTACAATGGATTTAATACCGGCAGCCTTGGCATGCGAGGCTTCCAGGTCTGGTCACAGGTCGGTCCCGGTTCCATCGGACGGTCGTTTCTCGCGCTGACCTCGATCGTATCGCAGGTGGCAAAGGACAATCTGCTCGCGCCGGGGACCAATACATGGGCGCCGAACACAGCCTATCCGCTGAACTACGCGCTGACCAACAACCAATCGTATTATGTCGCCACCACGGGTGGCACGTCGGCCTCTTCCGGTATTGGCCCATCCGGTTACGGGGCTGTCATTCCTGACGGCACGGTGGTGTGGTCCTATGCGGGACCGGGCGTTCCCAGGTATTGGGCCGCCTCGACCAGCTATCCCAATCCCGGCGAACTCGTCTGCAACCCGAACAATGGCGGCCTGTTCAGGGTGGAGACGCCAGGGGTATCCGGCGCCGCGCCCGGTCCTGTCATACCGACCGCAGCCAACGGCTTGCCGGTCAATGCGCTGACAGATGGCACAGTGGTGTGGTCGTATAAACAACTCGCCAGCTCCGCAACTCAGCAGATCGGCTTTTCCGGCACCTCACAGTTCAACTTCAACGCGGGAGGTAAGTCCATCAATGAGACATTCGGGCACGCATGGGGTGCGGTGATCGGCTCATCGGCAACGACCAACGCTACATTCTACTCCGAGAGTGTGCCGCTGGAGGTCGATGATACCTGGAGAGGCGGGCCAATACGTAAGATTGCCGCACTTCAGATCGTGCGCAAAGGCAATCAGGCGGTCTTCACCGACATTGGCCTGATAATATCAGGCAGCGCGACGGGAGCCGCTTCGCGCTACAAGAACGCGATGATGGTGTCCAGTGCCACTGACATCAATCAGGGCTACGGCCTGGCATTCGAGGGGTCCGGTGTCGCCGGACGCCAGCATATGGCCGGCGCCATTGATCTGCGGATGGTCAATGCCGATGGTATACAGGGACCATTTGGCAGCGGCTTCCTGCTGCGTCACTTCAACGGACAACTCGATAATAATGGCGCCTGGCAACTGCGCTATGGCAGCATCGCACCGACCAGTTCCGGCCTGGCGATTGATGTCACCAATGTCGAGTTGCAGTCGATTGCCATTGCCCCCGGCAATGGTGGTGCGAACTGGACAACCAATAGCTGGTTCAAGGGATCGGACGGTAGCTACGGCCAGGTGCATACCGTAGACAACGCGCAATCGGCTGGCGTTGGGGCTATCCTGACGGTGACCATCCTGTTGCCAAGCCAGGTTCCAGCCACCTTAGTGCCTACGTCGATCACGCTGACACCGTTCAACCCGGACACGGCCATAGTGCCCGATCCGGGCGCAGACCCAATTGCCGCTCCGAGAGGGCCAAGCGGCGACGTGATCTGGCCGACGCCCGCCACTGGCACGCCGACCTATGCGGCGCCTGCCTCGCCAACGTTATCGCTCATGCCGAGTGGTGGAGCGATCACCTCGCCGCTATTGACCAATGCCACCAACGATGCCGCCGCTGCTTCGGCGGGTGTCGCGGTGGGCCAGTGGTATCGTAACGGCTCAATCATGATGCAAAGGGTGGCGTAATCGTGGACATGCAACGACCGATCGAGCCGAACCAGCCGCTCTCTGTCACGCTCACCGCACATGAGTGGAACAGTGTGATGGCGGCGGTGAACGAGATGCCGCACCGCATCGCGCGCCCGCTGTTCGACCGGATCGGCCAGCAGCTGCAGAGCCAGTCGCAGATGCAGATGTCCGAGGAATAGCCGATGCCCTCGTTCGCCATGATCGTGCCGTATATGCGCACCTCGCCGGTGCATATCCCGCGGCGTGACCTCGTGCTCGGCCGTGCCGACAGCCTGTTCCTGCGCGTGACCGTCATCAGCGACGACAGCGTGTGCGCGCAGGCCATCGACCTGACCGGCGGCATCGGCGGCCCGGTGCTGCAGATGCTGGTCTGGCCGGATCACTGCTACCGCACGTCATGGGACTACGGGGCGATGCCACAGTGCCCGCAGAGCGTGCTGTGGAGCGGCCTGGGCGTCGTCTCAGATGCCATCGGGGCGTTCGACATATCGTTCCCCACCGCCACCATGTCGTCCTGGCCGCGGCGCTGCGCCTACGCCCTGCAGCTCGACTACGACGGCGGCGGCAGCACGGATCTGCTCGCCGAGGGGCGGCTGCATCTGGCCTACAGCATCCCGCGCTCGGTCAACCCCGACATCATGCTGACCGACCCGACGCCGCCGGTGCTGACCGACGACACCCTGGAGCCAATCCTTCTCACCGGGAGTACCGCATGAGCAGCACGATCGGCGGCGTCCGCATTGTCGACATGCCGGACCTCGGCGCGTTCAGCGACACCAGTTCGCTGGTTGGGGAGCGTGCCGGCTCCGGCCGTTTCAGTGCAAGCGGGCTGAACGGTTATCTCGCCGGTCATTTCCTGGCCTTGAGCGGCGGCACGCTGGCCGGCCCACTGATCCTCGCCGCCGATCCGGCGACGGCGCTCGGTGCCTCGACGAAGCAATATGCCGATGCCGGCGATCTGACGCGGGTGGCGAAAGCCGGCGACACGATGACCGGGCTGCTGCTGCTCAGTGGCAATCCAACAGCAGCGCTGGGAGCTGCCACCAAACAATACGTGGATACCCGTCCCTACGCCGCGCTGGTTGCCGATATAGGATCGTTGCGTGCGCTCACCTCAGTATCGAGCAGCGCCGTCTGGGTGGCCGGCTATCATGCCAATGCCGACGGCGGCGAGGGGATGTTCCAATACAACCCGAGCGACACCACAACAGCCGACAACGGCGGCACCGTCATCGTTGATGCTGGTGGGCATCGCTGGGTGCGGCAAGGCGTGCAGGGCGAGGTCACGGTGCTGCAGTTCGGCGCGGTGCCGGACGGCGCAGGCGATCAGACCGGATCGATCCAGGCCGCCATCAACTGGGTCGCCGGCGATGGCGGTGGCGTCGTGCGGGTGCCTCCCGGCAGCTACCGACTGACCGGCACGCTGAGCATTTCGACCAGCAAGGTGCGCCTGGTCGGCGACAGCATGTATGGCTGTGTATTCACCTTCGACAACGTGGCAGGCGCAGATTGCATACGGGTGGGGTTCCAGGCGACCGCCGTGTCCGATGTGGTGGTGTCATCGCTGACCCTTCAGGGCGGCGTCGGCAAGACCGGCGGCAGCGGCGTCAACGCCAGCAGGATCGCCTATTGCCAGTTCAACAACCTGAATGTGCAGAGCGTGCCGAACGGGATCTCGGTCGCGATCCTCAACAACGTCTGGATCGACACCTGCCAGATCGTGTGCAGCACGGCGGGCTTTGCCTGCATCAACTGGACCTCGCCCGCCAACGCCACCGATCGCAGCGACGTGCTGACCATCACCGACACCGTGGTGAACGCCCAGGGCAACGGCCAGATCGGCCTGCACATCGATGGAAACTGCCAGACGCTGCGGGTGAACCGGC